ACAAAACAGTTTGATCCTGTCAGTTTTCTTGATAAAGGTTTTGAAGATATGGATCTACTTTTAATGATTCATCAGTCATTTATGTTCAGCAACGCATATATGAGTATTTTTAAAAATGATGAGCTTAAAATAATCAATCATCATAAAACCGTGCTTCTTGATGCACTTAATTTAAAGTTGTCAAAACGTGAAATTGACTATGAAAGCTATAAGAAAGAGTTTGATAAGATTGATGATATAAAACCAATAAATACAAAGGAGCATCCAAATGAAAAGGAAATAGTAAACATTCTTACAAAAAAAGATAAGTATATAAGACTTGGGAAGTTTGAAAGAACAGAAAAAGTTTTAAGGTTATTGGAAGATGATCTTGTCACTGTTGCAGGACCACCTGGATTTGGAAAATCGGCTTTTCTTCTGAATGTCTTTAATGAATGTATTGCTGATCAGAATAATTATTGTCAATATTACAATCTTGAAATCAATGATGAACAGGTCATAAAAAGACTCATTGCGATTGATTCTAAGGAAAAGATTATTGATCTGCAAAAAATAAAAGAAAAAGAAACTATTCAAAGGTCTGTTAAAAAGTATTCATCATCAAATTACTATATTTACAATGATTCGTCAATGTGGGAAAGAATGCAGGCTTCAATAATAAGTCATCTAAAAAAGGATAAAAAGAATATTGTTTTTATTGATCATCTAGGATTGATTGGTCTTGAAAACAGAAATTTCAATAAAACAAACTATGAGCGAGTTACATATATCATGAAGCAATTAAGGAAGCTATGCAGACGTTATAAGGTGCTTGTATTCATAGCAAGCCAGTGTGATAGGAGTTCTTTAAGAAATGGAAAAATAACATTACATAGTCTAAAGGATAGCGGTGAAATTGAGAATTCAAGTACACATGTCATTTTGCTTTATGAAAGTGAAGATAAACTAACAGATTTTGAATTCTGTACGAATGTAGTCATTGATGTTGCTAAGAATAGAAACAATTTTACTTATAAAATACCTGTCAATTTTATAAAAAATAAGCAGCTGTTTTTTGAAAAGAAAACAAATAATAAAGAATGAAAGGAATGATTAGATTGTTAAAAAATAACGTAGAAAGAAAAGAATTTATTTTAGACGATAGTAACTGGAAAATCATTCATGATCTTCCTGATATTGCTACAACTATTTCACAGATGACACTTCCTGATCATACAAAGATATTGAAATATGATGTCATGGAAGAAAGAACAAACACATTTTATTATCCAGGTGTTCATAAATTGACAAGATACCGTGTTGTCTTAGATGATCATGTAAGTGATGAAGTGTCTATGACATATTTAATTGATTTGTTGAAGAAGGTGAAAGCATGAAATTAACAACAATGATTTTTCTATTAAATGTTGCAGTAATGATATTTACATCGTGGTTGATTTACTATTTCAACAATGGATGGTGGATAATCTTATTTATCATTTGCTATTTTGGAAAATATGAAATAAAGGATACAGGTGGTAATAAAAGTGATGAAAATTAAACAGATTGAACTTAAAGATGTAGATTTAGCAACGTTAAATGAAAATGAAGTGTATTATTGTGATTTAAATAATTTCTATGTTCAAGATTTATTTTATGAACAGATAAATATATTACTTGAAAATATAAGAGAGAAAAATAATGTAGTATTGTTTAAAGTGGAAAACAGAAAAGAATGTGAAAGATGAAAAATAGATATTATAGATATTTTTCCAAAAAAAATTTTGGATTAATAAAAAATGTTTTATATGATCTTTTAAATAAAATTTTAGGTTTTAGCCCTAGTAAAATCTGTTGCTTAAAATTTTCTGAGGAAATAAAAAATGAATATAAAGGAAGTGAAGAAATGACAAAAGAACAATTTGAACTATATAGCAAAATAGAATATGAAATTCAAGATGTAAGAAATTTCTGCTTCTGGTGTGGCAATAAATATCGCAACAAATATGTTAATAAAAATAGATTTAATATTGTAACAAAATTTAAAAGTATATTTTTACACAAAAAGTCTCATGCGAATACTAAAGAAGAAAACACTTTTTATATTCCAACAGAATTACAAGAAAGAATTATAGAAGTGGTTGAAAATTATCTAGATGAAAAAGAAGAAGAGTTAAGAAAAATATAAGGAAGTGAAAGATCATGAAGTACAGAAAGAAACCAGTAGAAGTTGAAGCTATTCAATGGACAGGAAATACAATCGAAATAAAGAATTTTTGTGGTGATAAATGTTCGTATGACGTAAACGATTCTGCGTGGCAAGTTGGAAAGGGCATTCCACATGAAGAACTTGTTATACATACTCTTGAAGGTGATATGAAAGTAAGCAGAAATGATTACATCATAAAAGGTGTAAATGGGGAATTTTACCCGTGTAAACCAGACATATTTGAAAAGACTTATGAGATATCTTCGGACACTGTAAATTATAGTAATATTTATGAAAAAGCAATTAATACATATGGTGAAAACGCTCAATTGGACATGGTTATTGAAGAAATGTCAGAGCTTATAAAAGAAATATGTAAAAAGAAACGTGGTAAAGACAATCAGGATGCTATTTTTGAAGAAATAGCGGATGTAGAAATTATGTTGGAGCAGTTGAAGATTATATGTAGTGTAGATGATATTTATCTGGAAAATATGAAAAATTATAAAGTAAATCGTTTGAAAAATATGTTGGAGGAAAATAATTATGAAAAAGATATATAAATTAGTATTAGCAATTTCTTTGGTAGGAGTTTTGTGTGGATGTGAATTTACATCATCGGAAACAGACTCAAACAATACAAAAAAGGTTGGGGATAAATTAGCTGAAAATCAAGCAACACCAACTGATATTGAATATTCACTTGAAAGATACAATCTGATCAAGAGAGCTTATTGGGTAAATGGTATGAGGGACAAAGCAAATAGTCTTGCTGCACCAATAGCAGATATGCCATTGGGTTATGTTGTTTTGTTCACCGAAAGTGGAGATATCATTGGTCAATTTACTGTAGATGGAAAAGTAACGTCATTGAACAGCTACTTAACACCTGATAGCGAACATTATGAAAGCTCATATGAAAATGATTGGATTCCGGACGTTGATGGTTCGTATGGAGAAAATGATGTAGGAATTTTCTTCTTTACAACTGATGGAAAATACATAGAATGGGATAGCCATTATTTATATTCGGATATTCCATTTGATGTTGAGAGTACAGTTTTAAGTGAGGTGCAATAATATGGAAAAATTAAAAATAGTTTTAACAACAGCTTTATGCTTAATCTTGTTGGGTGGATGCAGCTTCTTTGCATTCACACCAACAGGTAGATCAGTTTTTAATGCATATATACATACAATGCAAAAGGTAGATGACTCCACTTCTTATGAAATAAGAAAGAAAGTGGAGGATACTTGCAGAGCATCTATTGCTTCGTACAATACAGACAAGACAACATATGAACAGTATAAGGATAGTGATAGTAAATTAGAAAGATCGTGGGCATCTCAAGCAAAAATGAGAGCTAATAAGACAGCTAACATTTACAATGAATATATTCTTAAAAATTCATATGTGTTTGATGGTAACGTTCCAAATGATATCTATATGGAACTTGAAATTATAGAATAAGGGAAGTGAAAGATGATGAATGAATATGAAGAAAGAGAACTTAGAAATCTAGCTAGTGCGTTGTATGAAGTTAGATACTCTTTATCTTGTGATTATTGTACAAAAGAAAAATGTAGAACCGATAAAAGTGGTGGTGTGAGTAGAAAGAGTTGCCTTGATTGTATAATGGATTATTGGAGAGAGATTTTAAAAGAAAAGGTCGGGAAACGAAAGGATAAATAGAAAAGATAATGAATAAAAGATATGAATATAAAGGATTAATTTATTGCGAATATGATTTATCATGCGAAACAGAAAATTATGGTGGCGATTTATATGATTTTTATTGGGCGTTAAGAGATTCTAGAAAAGTAGAGGAAAGAACATTCTATAATGCAGTAGGAGAAGACAATTATTATGAATCGTATGAAGAATTGATTGAAAAAGAGTTTTATGAATATGAAGTTTAATGATAAAAAGTATAAAAACTATTTTATTTAAAAAATATGCTTATAAGCCTTATGTTATAAGGAATTAGAGGTCATAAAAGTTAGGCAACATAATATAGAGGTTATGTTGCACAGGATTGAATGCTAAGGTGGTGATGAATGTGCCAGAATGGTTGGTTAGTTTCTTTGCAGGATTAGGAATATTAGAAACTGCTTTATTAGTTATTGGTGGTATTGTGATAGGATTGGCAATCAGACATGCTGATCAGGAGGATTAATGACAAATGAATTATGATGAAATAATTAAATATCTAAAGTCATATAAAAAGTTAAAGTATGACATTGAATTCTATCGTACAAAAATGAGTGGCTTAAAAGCAATAAATTATTCACTGGAAGAAAAAGGAGCCATTCTAGACAATCTTATGACTGAGTATATGTATAAAATCGAAGAAACAGAGAAAAAGATGAAAGAAATAGAGTCATTCATTGAGAGCAATTTATCAGGATTAGAGCGTTATGCAGTATGGTTAAGGTATATTGATGATTTATCTAATAAAGAAATTTCAATGAGATTGGGATACTCAAGCAGCTATTCACATCAATTCATTAAGAAATCAATTATAAAATTAGCTTCACAATCGAAAGTTCTTCAATAATCGTAAAAAAAGTAAAAATAATTTGTCAATAGTGTGATATGATTATAATGTCGAAGAAAATGACAAGAGATGAATATTTCATTGATTTACCTCCGCTTTTTTCATGAAGAACACACTATCGGTGTTCTTTTTCTTTTATGGATATACCACTTTTAATGAAATTATAATATTTAAATGTTACAGCTAAACACCAGACATATCCTTTCATTTTCTTTATATATTTTTTAAATCTCATGTGGTATATCTGTAAAAGAAACGGAGTGATAATATGGCATCAGGTACAGAACGTTATGGTACTCATAGAGGTGCGTTTGAGAAGAATAAAAAGAAAATATTTGCCACACAAAGTGTATGTGGCATCTGTGGAAAGCCAGTTGATTTTTCATTGAAATATCCACATCCTTTAGCACCATGTATTGATCATATCATTCCTGTTGCTAAAGGTGGCCACCCATCTGATATTGATAACCTTCAGTTAGCACACTGGACATGCAATAGACAGAAGTCTGATCATTTACCAAGTGCAATAAAGAAAGGTGAGGAGATTATCAGCAACAGAGTGCTCCCACAATCAACAGATTGGTCAAAATATAAGGCAAAATAGAGTGATATAGAGGTGTTTTGGTTATGGGGCTATCTATCCCCTAAAATGGTAAAATATCCCTTCACAGGCTTACTGCACAAAAAAACACACGGAAGAAAACTGCAAAGAAAGAGGTGGTTTAGATGAGTGATGAACTATACGGAAAGGCATATTTAAATAAAAAATTATTAAGCAAAAGATCAAGAGTAAGGACGAGATACAAGTACTATGAAATGAAGTACAGAGTAAAAGACATGGGAATATCAACTCCTCCACATCTACATAATATGAATGTAGTGATGGGGTGGTGTTCAAAGGCTGTTGATGTATTGGCTGATAGGCTTGTATTCAGGGAATTTAAGAATGACAATTTTGAACTGATGGAAATCTTTAATATGAACAATAAAGATATCTTGTTTGATTCAGCTATCCTATCAGCATTGATATCGTCATGCTGTTTTATTTATATTAGTGCTGATGAAGAGGGATATCCAAGATTGCAGGTTATTGATGGTGGTAATGCAACAGGAGTTATTGATCCAATTACCAATATGCTCACTGAAGGATATGCAGTTCTTGATCGTGATAAAAATGGAAACCCAATTGTTGAAGCCTATTTCACTGATGAATATACAGAGTATTATGAAAAGGGAGAAGAACCTTATAAAATAGACAATCCAACGGGATATCCTCTGCTGGTGCCTATTATATATAGACCTGATGCAGTTAGACCATTTGGCCATTCTAGAATATCTAGAGCTTGCATGAAATATGTTAACTCAGCCGCAAGAACAATAAAACGTTCAGAAATATCTGCTGAATTTTATTCATTTCCACAAAAATATGTTGTTGGATTATCAAATGATGCAGAGCCACTGGATAAATGGAAAGCAACAATGGCTTCTCTTATTTCATTTACAAAAGATGAAGAGGGCGATAGTCCAAAACTTGGACAATTTCAACAACAGTCAATGTCTCCACATAATGATCAGCTTAAAATGTTTGCTTCTTTGTTTGCAGGAGAAACTGGCTTGACATTAGATGATTTAGGTTTTGTAAGTGATAATCCATCATCTGCTGAATCTATAAAGGCATCACATGAAAATTTACGTTTGATGGCAAGAAAAGCACAGAGAACATTTGGTTCTTGTTTTTTGAATGTTGGATTTGTTGCGGCATGTTTGCGTGATCAATATCAATATGCAAGAAATCAGCTTTATCTTACAAAGCCGTGCTGGGAACCGATATTTGAACCGGATTCATCAATGCTTTCATCAATTGGTGATGGAGCAATCAAAATCAATCAGGCTATTCCAGGATATTTTGATAAATATAATCTAAGAGATCTAATTGGAATTGATGCATCTTCAACAGATGAAGTTGAATTTGCTGTAAATGATGAGGAACTTATAGATGGATGATATTTCTCCAAAACTCTTAAAGGCAATTGAGGATGATTTTAACAGTCAGGTGCAAGACAACAAAGTCATATCAATGCTTAAGGATAAGATAGTCAGCAAAAAAGCTACATATAAAGAAGCTAACGAATATGCGATTGAATTAGGAAAGATATTAGCAAAATCTTACCAGAACAATCTATCTTCAGATATTCTTCCAAATGCACGAATGTATTACAACATTGCACAAAAGGTTGTTGATCCTACAATGAGGAACAATTATCTTATGATTTCTAAGGCTACTGTGCAGGTGCAAAAAATACTTAATGAAAAAGCCAATATCAATTTGAAGGTTCAAGAACCAAAATTGAATGAGGATAGAATACGAGGTATCGTACAGAAGATAGCTGATTCAGAAAATTATGATGATGTTAAATGGGTGCTTGATGAACCTATAGTCAATTTTTCTCAATCAGTAGTTGATGATACCTTAAAAGCAAATGCTGAATTTCATTCCAATATGGGATTAAGTCCAAAGGTTGTAAGAAGAGTAGTTGGAAGATGCTGTCAATGGTGCAGCAATCTTGCAGGAACATATTCATATCCTGATGTTCCAAAGGATGTCTACAGAAGACATGAAAGATGCCGATGTACAGTGACATATGATCCTGCTGATGGAAGCAAGAAAGTACAGGATGTATGGTCTAAAAAATGGAACAAGGATATCAACCAACAGAAAATTAAAGAACGTGTCGATATATTGGAAACTCAATCAAGAAATGGTAAAATTATATCAGGAGCTAAGATTACTGATCCAAATACTCAATATGCAAATGAATGGGCTTCAGCATATTATGAAGAAATAAGACACAAGTCAACAGATCATATCAAAGTTGCTGAAAGAATGGAAATATCTGTTGAAGATGCAAAGGCAATTAAAGAATATCTGTTTGTAAATGAAAGTTTGTATGATGAAGATATTGGAGTCTGGACAAGATTCAATCCCGATGCTGCAATAGCACAGAGCTGGCAGAGGTTGGCCGAAGGACAGGAAATCTTTGAACATGATAAAACACTGATTAATCATGAACTTCTTGAAATGAAGATAAAAAAGGATAATCCAGGCATATCGCATACCGAAGCACATAGTCTTGCTGAAGAACAGTTTAATTATGGGAAGGAGGCAAAAGAATATTATGATAACCTTAATAAATCTAAGAAAAAAAGGTAACGTCATTGAAGCCGATTATTACCATGAAGATAGAAAAGATGAATTGGGACATTTCAAGTATGATATCAATAACGGAAAATACATTGATGTCAAATATGCAGGTGGCTCAAAACAGTATGGATTTGTTCATATTGAAAATGATTTGAAACTTCTTATAAGGCATAATGTGTTTCCTGAACAAAGAGTAATCCTATGGTATTAATATAGTTTTACAATAGACCGACATTTTTGTCGGTTTTTTGTTTGCATATTTATGGAGGTGATGTCCATTGAAAGAAATTAAAAAAATTCAATAAAATTTGAGGAGGTTTGTTATGACTAAGGTAAGACGAGGTCGACAAACTCCCACAAAATCAGTAATACTTCCTTACAATAAAACTGAAGGCGAAGATGCCATAGCACTTTATAATTCTACAGGAAGAACTGCACAGGAGTGGCAGGAATTAATGATGTACGACATTCTGGCCATTGATGATGAAGGGCTTTATGTTCATTCTAAATTTGGATATTCTGTTCCACGTCGTAATGGTAAAAATGAGATTGTCGTCATGCGTGAAATGCATGGTCTTGAAAAGGGTGAAAGGATACTTCACACAGCTCATAGAACAACGACAACTCATTCAGCGTGGGAAAGGCTTCTAGAACGAATTGAAAAATCGGATAAACTTGAAATTGATTCATCATTTAAAGCATTTGGTAAGGAGTGCATAAGGCTTACCAATGGTGGAAGAATTGATTTCAGGACAAGAACATCGAAAGGTGGACTAGGTGAAGGTTTTGATTTACTTGTCATTGATGAAGCACAAGAATATCAGGATGATCAAGAAACTGCACTTAAATATGTAGTATCGGACAGTCCTAATCCACAGACCATTTTTTGTGGTACACCACCAACAGCTGTTTCAACAGGAACAGTTTTTACTAAATTAAGAAAAAATGTTCTTGAAGGTGGTACAGTCAACACTGGATGGGCAGAGTGGTCTGTAGAATTTAAAAGTGATATTCGAGATAGAGAACTTTGGTATGAAACGAATCCATCTTTAGGAACAATATTAACCGAAAGAAAAATACAGGATGAAATAGGCTCTGATGAAGTGGATTTCAATATTCAAAGATTAGGATTATGGGTAAGGTATAACCAAAAATCTGCAATTGGTGCGAATGAATGGAAGGAACTGACAGTTGAGAAATTGCCAGAACTGAAAGGAAAACTATTTGTTGGAATCAAGTATGGTCATGATGGTTTGAATGTTGCAATGTCAATTGCTGTAAAAACAAAAGATGATAAGATATTCATCGAGTCGATAGACTGTAGGTCAGTACGTTCTGGAAATGAATGGATGCTGGCTTTTTTGTTGAATGCAGATATACAGGCAGTAGTGGTTGATGGAGCAAATGGACAGTCTATTTTACAGGATGAGATGAAAAAGGAACATTTGAAAAAGCCTATACTACCAACTGTCAAGGAAGTCATTGAAGCCAATTCATTGTTTACACAAGGCATCTTTAAACAGGAAATATGCCATTGTGAGCAGCCATCGCTAGATGTGGTTGTAACGAATACAGAAAAAAGAGCTATAGGCTCTAATGGTGGATTTGGTTATAGATGTGTTAAGGAAGGGGCTGAAACAGCATTGCTGGATTCAGTTATTTTTGCGTACTGGGCATGTAAGAAGTTCAAGAAAGCCCAAAGACAAAGAGTTAGCTACTAGAAATAGTTGCTATAAATTTACGCTACACAGCGGTAACAGTGGGAGGAAAAAGATTATGAGTTTTAAAACAATTGAATCACAGGAAGAATTAGATGCTATTATTGGTGATCGCATTGAAAGAGCAAAGTCATCAGTAAGAAAAGAGTATGATGAAAAGTACAAGGATTATGATGATCTAAAAAATCAGGCTTCACAATTTGAAACATTTAAATCTGAAAGTGAAAAAACAATCAATGAGCTAAACGAAAAGTTATCAACAGTTGATGAGCTAGAAAAGAAAAATAAGCAATTAGAGACCAACTCGTTAAAAGTGAAAATTGCGATGGAAAATGGTATTCCATATAATTTAGCTCTAAGACTTAATGGAAACGATGAAAAAAGCATTTTAGAAGATGCAAAGAATATGGCTCAGTATCTTGGTGGACAAAAAGTAGTAGCACCACTAAAGAAAAATGAAAAAAAAGAACAAGATAATCCATATAAAAAGCTATTAGATGGATTAAAAAATGAAAAGGAGTAAAATATGGCAACAGAATTAAGTAAAGGAACATTATTTGATACACAATTAGTCAAAGATTTAATTGATAAGGTTAAAGGAAAATCTTCATTGGCTGTTTTATCTGCTCAGCAACCAATTCCATTTAACGGAATTAAACAATTCACTTTCACTTTTGATAATGAAATTGACATTGTTGCTGAAAACGGAAAGAAAACACATGGTGGAATTTCTATTGAACCACAGACAATCATTCCTATTAAATTTGAATATGGAGCAAGAATTTCAGATGAATTCCTATATTCTTCAGAAGAAGAACAACTTGATATTTTAAAATCATTCAATGATGGATTTGCTAAAAAAGTAGCAAAAGGATTGGACATTGCAGCTTTTCACGGGTTAAATCCAAGAACTGGTACAGCTTCAACAGTAGTGGGAACAAATAACTTTGATTCAAAAGTTACTCAAACAGTGGATTATACAGATGCTACACCTGATGCAAACATTGAAGCAGCTATTGCATTGGTTGAAGGTTCTGAAAATGATGTCAATGGTATTGTTATCAATAGTGAAATGAGAACAGATCTAGCTGCAATGAAGAACTCTGCAAATGAAAAATTATATCCTGAATTTGCATTTGGTGGAAAGCCAACGTCACTAGGTTCTCAAAGACTGGATATAAATAATACAGTCTCTTTTGGAACAACTACAAAAGACAAAGGTATTGTTGGTGATTTTGAAAATATGTTCAAATGGGGATATGCTAAAGAAATTCCATTGGAAATCATTAAATATGGTGATCCAGATAATTCGGGTAAGGATTTACGTGGATATAATCAGGTATATATTCGTGCTGAAATCTATTTAGGTTGGGGAATTCTAGATGCTAAGTCATTTGCTAGAATTGTTACACCTGATGCTGGATAATAAGAAAGTGATGATAAGTAATGAAATATGTAAACAAGAAAACAAAATGTGTCATTGTTACTGATTGTCAAATATCAGGTGGTGATTGGGAACCTTTGGAAAATGAAAAGGTTTCTAAGCCTAAAACGAGAACTAGAAAATCATCAAGAAAAAAGGATGATGCGAATTGAACAATTATATTACATTAGAAGATATTCTAAAGCTTTTTAGACCTTTAAAAAGTGATGAAGCAGCAAAAGCAGAGAATTTGATACCTGTTGTTTGCGATAGTCTACGACAGGAAGCTAAAAATATTGGAAAAGATCTTGATAAGATGCTTGAAAATAAAGAGTTACAGGAGAATGTATTAAAATCAGTATGCGTTGATGTCATTGGGAGAGCTCTCATGACATCAACTGATACAGAACCATTGACACAGGTAAGTCAAAGTGCATTAGGATATTCAGTAAGTGGAACTTTTCTGGTTCCAGGTGGTGGCTTATTCATCAAGAAATCAGAACTTGCAAGATTGGGTCTTAGAAGACAGAGATATGGGGTTATAGAGTTCTATGGCAATGATTAAAGGCATAACAGTTACACTTGTTGATAGAATTGAAACTGGAAAGGATGCATTTGGTGAACCTATCTATAAAGAAAAACAAATAAAAATAGATAATGTGCTGGTATCACCATCCACGACAAATGATATCATCAATGAACAGGATCTGGATGGTAAAAAGGTAGTATATACTCTTGCAATTCCAAAGGGTGATACTCACGATTGGGAAGATAAAGAAGTTATCTTCTTCAATCAGCATTTCAAGACATATGGATTCGTCATTCAGGGTATTGATGACAACATTCCTTTGGACTGGAATAAAAAGGTAATGGTGAAAAGAATTGGCTAATAAAATAAAGGTCAAGATTGTCAAGAAGAATGTAAGAAATCTTCTTAAATCTAAGGAAATGAAGGAGTGTCTTGAACAAACAGCATCACAAGTAATATCACGTGCAGGGAATGGATATGGAAAGGATACATATCTAGGTCGTAATCGTTATAATGTGGCTGTATATCCAATCACAAAGGAAGCAAGAAACGATACCTATAAAAACAACACATTATTAAAATCGTTGAAATGATAGAAGAAATCTTAATTGAATATCTTTCTAAAAATGTAGGTGTACCTGTGTATCTTGAAGAAAAAAATCTCGATGAATACCTGCTTGTTGGAAAGACTGGATCTTCAAGGGAAAACTATATATATTCCTGCATCGTTTTTGTACAGTCATATGCAAAGACAAATTATGCCGCTGCTCTTCTAAATGAAAAGGTCAAGAAAGCTATGGATGAAATTGTCAGTCTGGACTGCATTTCATCCTCAAAATTAAATTCTGATTATAATTTTACTGATACTACCAAGGAAAAATATCGCTATCAGGCGGTATATGACTTGGTTTTTTATTTGTAAGAAAGGAGAATATGATGGAAAAGAAAAACGTAAGTGCTGCAAAGCCTAAGGTCGGTGGAGCAGTTCATGTTGCACCTGTTGGCACTGTCCTTCCTACAGATGCCGAAACAGAATTGAATGAATCATTTAAGGATCTTGGATATTGTAGTGAAGATGGTGTTACCAATAACAATACTCCTGAAAGTGAAAATCAACAAGCGTGGGGTGGAGATAATGTTCTCAACTTAATGACAAGTAAGGAAGATACGTTTGGACTCACTCTTATTGAATCATTGAATGTCGATGTGCTCAAAACAGTATATGGAGATGAAAATGTAACTGGTGATTTAGAAAGTGGTATTACTGTTAAAGCATCAAACGATGAACTTCCTGAATTATCATGGATCATTGATATGATATTAAAAGGTGGAGTATTAAAAAGAATTGTCGTTCCTTCAGCTTCAATAACAGAGATTGGAGAAATTGTCTACAAAGATGATGAAGCCATTGGATATGAATTGACAATAAGTGCTGGACCTGATGAGGATGGAAAAACACATTATGAATATATTAAAGGTAAAAACGCTGAATAGGAAGGTATGTTAAATGATTAATCTTAAAACCAAAGTTGGATTTGTAGTGAAAATAAATGAAGAAATGCTTGATGATTGGGAACTCGTCGAATTAATTGATGAAATAGCAAGTGGAGAGAATCCATTGGCCATGATTAGAGTATGTAAAAAGCTTCTTGGTGATAAGCAATATGCAAATCTAAAGAATTATCTTAAGAGAAAAGAAGGAATGGTAAAAACCTCAACGATGAGTGATATCATTCTTGAAATTTTTAACAGCAATAAAGAATTAAAAAACTAATGTACCTCGCCAGTATGATAAAAACAGATAGATTCGCATTAGAATGCGATCTAGCTGAAACATATCATATTTTTGATATGGAAGAGTTGCCTGTAAGAAAGGTAGCTCTTTTTTCATCTGGTTTGAGGATGAACAGTCGAATAAAAATGAAAATGTCAGGACTTAATTATTCATTTGAAACAATTCTTATGGCAAAAGCAGTTGATAATCTTTCGATGCTTGTATGGTCTAAAACAAAAGATGCACAGAAGAATAGAAATAGACCTATTAGCATTTGTCAAAAGCTGTTTGAAAGTGAAATGGATAATGCTTCTGAGAATATGACTTTTAATTCTGGTAATGATTTTGAAAAAGCCAGAAGACTTATTATTGATGGAGGTGATTGAACATGGCAACAGGAAATGAAATTGCTAAAGCATATGTTCAAATCGTTCCTACTGCTAACGGAATTCAAGGTTCCATTCAAGAAGCAATGGGTGGAGAAGCTGAAAAGGCAGGTCAATCTGTTGGTTCAAGAATTGCATCTAGCATCAAGGCGGCTGTTATTGCTGCTGGTATTGGTAAAGCAATTGGTGCATCTTTAATGGAAGGGGCAGACTTACAACAATCCATTGGAGGTATTGAAACACTTTTTAAAGATAGTGCCGATAAGATGAAGCAATATGCTGCACAGGCATATAATACAGCTGGAATATCTGCTAATGATTATATGGAACAGGCAACGAGCTTTGCAGCATCTTTGTTATCGTCACTTGATGGGAACACCAAGAAGGCCGCTGAGTCTGCAAATCAGGCCATAATTGATATGGCAGATAACTCAAATAAAATGGGTACTTCACTTGATCTAATTCAAAACGCATATCAGGGTTTTGCCAAACAGAATTACACCATGTTAGATAACCTTAAATTGGGCTATGGTGGTACAAAAGAAGAAATGCAAAGATTATTAAAGGATGCACAGAAACTTAGTGGCGTAAAGTATGATATAAAAAATCTAAATGATGTTTATAGTGCTATCCATGTAATCCAGCAAGATTTGGGCATCACTGGAACCACTGCTAAAGAGGCCGCAACAACATTTACTGGTTCATTCATGTCAATGAAAGCAGCTTTGTCTAATTTCCTAGGTAACCTAGCATTAGGTGAAAACATAAAGCCGTCATTGGATGCTTTGTTGGCAACCACAAGTACGTTCATTTTCAATAATTTTTTTCCTATGATTGGAAACATACTATCTCAAATTCCATTTTTGTTTACAACACTAATGCCTCAATTAGTTACACAGGGATTGAATATGTTAACATCAATTTCACAAGGATTTTCAACAGGTTTTCCAATACTTCTTTCAAATATATTGTCATCAATACAGAATATAGCAAACTTTGTATCACAGAATGCTCCTGCATTCATTGATAAAGGATTTGAAATACTTTCAAACTTGTTACAGGGAATTCTGGATGCACTTCCTGTGATGATTTCACAATTGCCACAGATCATCACAACATTTGCAAATGTTATTAATGATAATTTTCCAACTATTCTTTTGAAAGGTGGACAATTGTTGCTTCAATTCATCAAAGGTATTATTAATACAATACCAACGCTTGTAGCAAATATACCAAAGATTATACAAGCTATTGTAAGTGTGATATTAGCCTATAACTGGTTGAATATGGGTAAAACCATCATAACTAATTTTGGTAATGGTATAAAATCAATGGTTGAATTTGTGAAAACTAAAGGTGGAGATATAGCAAAATCAGTATGGAATTCATTGACTCATTTGCCACAGACCTTGTGGAATCTTGCAAAAGATATGATTTCAAAATTTGGTAAATCCATAACAAATACCACTGGTACTGTCAAAGGTGCTGTTAAAGGTGTATTCAATGCAATTGTCAATGGCTTTAAGTCACTTCCTTCCCAGATGATTAATATTGGAAAGAATCTGATAAAAGGTCTTTGGAATGGAATAAATGACATGGTTGGATGGATTGGAAATAAAATTAAAAGTTTTGGTTCTGGAATATTGAATAGTTTAAAAAATTTTTTCGGTATTCATTCACCAGCCACCTTAATTGAGGATGAAATAGGACATTTCATTCCGCCAGGATTAGCAGTTGGTGTAGAAAAAAATATGAGGGCTATAGATCCAGCAATGAGCAATCTTGCAAATTATACTGTAGATGCGATTAATGGTGATATGAATTTATCTGGTGTAGAAATGGAAGGTCAAAGTGGAAATTATGCAGCATTGCAATCGATTATATATCTTCTTAATTTAATTCTTGAAAAATTAGGTATTGATAAAGAGATAGTTATTAATCTTAACGATAGAGAAGTTGCAAGAGCATTAAAGGAAATGGGGGTTGTATTTGGATGATACAAGTCAAATATGTAAATTCATTAAATCAGTCCATTTCCTTTTTCAGTGAAAGCATGAAAGTATCACAGGGTAGCTTTCATCAAAGAAAATGGACAATTTCTGAAGATGGCGTTACAAAAGATTCAATAACCTATAATTTAACTTTAACGTTAAGAGGAAAGCTTGATGAAAGAAAACAAATGCTTAACAATCTTTATGACGTTTTTGAAATTGATCTCATAAATAAAACACCTGGAAAGATGTATTTTGGAGATTATTATATAAGATGTTATGTACAATCGGCTAGCACTGAACCTAATTCAAGATTAAATTGTCGTACAGACAATGTTCTTGAAGTCTACTGTCCAAAACAGGAATGGATAAAAGAAACTGTATATTCGCTAAATTCTCAAAGTCAGGATAATTTGAATGATGAATTGGGAATGAAGAAATATACATATTCATATCCTTTTGTCTATAACAGTCAAAAAGATTTGATTAACATTTTAAATGATGGAATTGACAATGCAGACGCTATCATACGTATGTTTGGGCCTGCTTTAAATCCATTCGTAAAAATAGGAGATACTGTCTATCAAATATTTTCAGAAATTGATAGTAATGAATATTTTGAAATCAATACTGTTGATAGAACGATATATAAAGTTTCTTCATACGGTCAAAAAACAAATGCTTTCATGTATCGTTCAAAAGAAAGGTCAGATTTTTTTGTAAAGATAAGTCCTGGGACACTTCAGATATCATGGGGAGGTAACTATGATGCTGAAGTTGTTGTTATTGCAAAAAGAACAGAACCGAGGTGGACTTGATGGACTTCATATATACTGATTCAAATTATATAGAACAGGGTTATTTAAAAAAATGTGAAATAGACATCGAAATTGGAAAATATAGCGTATCAACAAATGATTTTAAGTTAACAATACCATCCATGTATAGAGATTTGAAATTTGATGAGGATTCTATATTTTATTGTGAAGATACTGAATTTGGAGGGATTGTGCAGCAAATGGGCGTTGATACCTCAACCAATAAATTAACTTTTAAAGGTAAAACATTTAGAGGATTGCTTGAAAAAGAAGTTATACAACCTCCACCAAATCAGGCATACTATGTAGCAAATGGCGATGCCAATTTAGTAATCAGTAATGCAATTAAAGGCAAATTTGATGATTTATTTGTTGTTGATGGAATAAATGAATCTGAAATAATAGTTAATTATCAAACGAGAGATATAAATCTTCTTCAATTTTTGGAAAAAGCTTTGTATTTTGCAGATGTGCCATCAAAGTTGAATATTTCATTCTATGATGGAAAAGTACATCTTAAGGCAGTTAAAATCAATGATATATCTCAGGAGATGCAATATGATAATTCTTATGGATTGACTATGCAAGCAGAAACTGCAAGTAAGAATTATAATCACATTATTGCATTAGG